GTAGTCATGGTATGCAAAAGATTCAGGGTTTTTACTTATACCATATTCACCAGAATAAGGCACAGCTTGACCAAGTACATTGTTAGTTGATATAAGCTGAGGTTGACCGTCAGCATTATATAGTGCATCTTTATAAGCTAGTACATTTACAACCTTGTCTTCAGCTAGAACAACTAAGTCACCATCCCTTGTGTATAGCTTTTGTATTGAACCATACTCTGGATTTAAATCTTTTGTTATTTTATTAGCAATTATAAACTCATTAGTTTTGTTTGAATTTGTGACGTCGCTGTATATGCCAGAGTATATTAACGCAGAAGGTTTAACATCTTTTTCTAAAAGACTATAGTCCTCGTATCCTCCTTCACGCGCATCAGACGGAACAGGAGCATCAGGCAATGAGGTTTGACGTATAGCTAGAGAATCACTATCAACTGTTTCTAATCTTTCATCTATATTAGCTCTTCCAGATGCCTTAGGTCCTTTATCTAATATTGGATTATTAAAATCATCTCTTGTTCTATTAGACTCAACGCCATTACCAAAAGAATAACAGTTATGCCAGTCTAACATTTCAGTTCCTTGAGCATAACCTCCATTTGCATATTTTACTATTATATAACGAGGATTTTGTATTTCAGGATAACTATCCGGGTTATCGTTTAACGCAGTGTCTTCATAAAATATACTACCTAATATTTTAATTTCAATAGCAACTCTTTGCTTTGGTATACCTTCTGCCATGCCCCAGTATCTTGAGTTCAAACCTTGATTCATGTAGTCTGGATTTGTAAAAGTTAAAAATCCTTTTTTACCATTACTAGCTTGATTAACAAGATCGGCACCTGTCCATTCACCTTTGTTTATTTTTAGAAGAAGTAGATTTTGACCAATTAACTGAATTTGTCCCTGAAGATTTGTTTGGTCCTCAACTACCTTATCACCATTAGAGTCAAGCAGCGTGTTATATCCAGTATCTGGATCAAAATCACATACCATACCCCGTGTTAACATTGGCTTGATATCGCTTGCCTCATAAAATAAATCTAAATCATTTTTAACTATCGATTCAGTTTCAAACACTGCAGGATTTTTTGTTTTTACGTTTGAGTTATCATCGTCAACAGCTATTGTAGGCTCAATAACATGTATCTTTGTTATAGGATCACTAGCGTAATCAAAATCATCAACGTAACTAGGATCGCCATTTAACTGCTCAATAAAAAATCCACGCTGAGCTGTTTTAAAAGATAATGTACCTACGTTAAATCCTTTTACGATTGTGTCATCATATCCACTTATAAGGTATGGTACACTTCTTTGGCCTGACGCATTTTCAAATTGTATTAACAGCCTATCTGCGTGTTGTTTATTCATTAATGCATTGTCAAAGTTGTTGACAACGTATTCAGCTAAACCATCTCCAGCTCCTTCATAATACTCGTTGTCTTCTTCAAATATTCTATCATTAATATCTATTTCCCAAGGAAAATCTGTTATACAATACGAGAATTTATTAAATCCAAGTGTGGGGTGATCATAACCAACACCTTCAGCATCTGAATCAAAGTCCGCGTTATCTACACGCCATGAGAATAATCTTTTCTTCGTGCCGTCTGCATTGTATGGATCTGTTATTTCTTTACTTATGTTTTGTGTTATAATTGTTTTATACGCACCAACGTCAGACATTTTATTTTTTGTAACAGCTAAATCAAATATATTGTCTTTT